TTTTTACCCTTAGGGACTTTTAATTCTTCTCTAAGAGCGCCTTTTTTCATATGCATTGCTTGTATAAAATTTTTCTTTTTTGCTACCATTTTCATATACTCCGATTATTCATTAGTAAAATGTGGCTCGCCAGTTGGGCGATGTCCTGTACTTATCTTATGCATCAACTCATGTTGTTTTAATCCATGCTCTGCGTGGTCTTTTGCATGCCGATGGTTCATGTCAGTCGCAGCATGTGCTTTATCAATTATAACTCGCGCCATATCTGCGTCATTCTTTTCTTGCTGAAGAGCCATGTAACCTTCTTCTGTCTGAGTCTTGGCTATTAACTCAACTCTCTTTAGGGCTAATTCCTCCTGTGCTAGATTTAACTTTGCCTCTTCAAGTTTAGCCTGCATCTCGTATTTTTGAGCTTCAATTTGATTTTGTTGCCCCTTCATTTGTATTTCATCCTGATGGTTTTTTTCTCGCATCATAATTGGATTTGGCTGAGGGTTTTGTTGTGCTTGCATGGCCTGTTGTTTCTGCTGCTCAAGTTCTTGCATAAATTGCGCAGCCAAAAGTTTAAGCTGATCCTGGCCCTTCATATCGATATTATCGATCAATACTTTCAATCCTTTGGTATTTATGAACTGGCTGAATACTTGAGAAGCCTGACTCAACTGTATTATCTGCTGAAGTGCTTGAGTTTTTTGCGCTATAAAAGATGTACCGGCCTCTACCTTAATGTTGAAAGTGTTGTCTTCATATTTTAAAGAAGGCTGACCTTCACCATTAACCGGATGATATTGTTGATTACCTTCTTTGTCGATCATGGGAATTGACATAGGAGCAACATAAACTTTAGGAATAAGACCTAATATTATCTTTGCTACTTGGTTAAGACTTAGAATATATCGGTTTATAAATGGTTTTGCAGTTGCACTACTGTGAATAGCCCCTTGAACTATAGCCGCACCGGATAGATTGTTGCCACCATTGATACCAAGTTGGCTATCATAACTACCCAATATGTTTTGGAACACCTGAGGAAGGCTAGACCATAATGCCAACATCTCAGGAGGAAAAGCGTTTCTAGCCATCTGTTGTGGGGGTGGATTAGGTTTGTCTGGGTTATTATTGTTAAAAGCTCTATATACTAACGTATCATACTGCTGAGGTTCGGTAATATGATGTACATAATTAGGATCAATTGACTCAGATGCTATAAGTATCTTATGCCTGCTTAAATTCTGACATTCATCTGCAAGAGCCGCTCCTAGATTATTAAATAATTTCTGCACACCTATACAGTTCATTAGATATGGGCGTGTCATCTGCTCGGATTTAGATCCGCCATCACTTAGAACAACCGAACTGCCATCAAACCAAACCAAAGGAAGTGAATCAGAGGTATCTATCTCTTCTTTACTAAGAATCGTATTACCGATCAATTGATATCTAATTATCTTAGTGGTATCCACTTCTCTTTCATTAATAATCACGGGCGCAGCTTCTAGCGAGTTAAGAATTTTCTCTTCTATTAAAGTTGCATATTGTTTCTTCTCGATCACTTCACCCGTAGATAGTTCCACAATCTTGATCTTTTTTTGTTGTTTTTCATAATAATCTGCCACTACCACAACCTCCATATCATGAATTTTGAAAAACCAACTAAATTTTTCTTGATTACTAAACACAACGTCTTTAATTTTATGATCAAACATTTTCTCAAATTTTTCTTTGCTGTATGGGAATAACTCGAAACAGTACTCACTATCAGATTTGCTAGGTTCTCTAGATAATGGGTCAAATCCTGTTAAAGTTGGATCGTACGACTTCGCCCAAACTATTTTTTGTTTAAATGTTTTACCTTCATCGTACTTAGCGTAAACCTTGGCTGCGCTGAAGCCGCCACTTGTGATTTCGTCCCATAACGATGTTTGGGTGCCATTTCTTGACGCTTCATCCATTACAAACCTAACATAACCTTCAATAAGCTCGCGTTGCTGTTCTATCTCTGGGGTGACATTAACGCCGTCTTGAATACTTACCATGATGCCAGGTTGTTGTTCAGCAAACTCACCGCGAAGTCTGGATAAAAATGCCTCAGATAGATTAAATTCTAGGATAGGAATATTAAGCGCAGATAATGAATTTTTAGCCTTGGTAGATAAGGTAGATTTGAATACGAACTCCCTGGAGGTGCGATATCTTTCGATATTATTCCAATTAGTTTCCATCGATAATTCTACGTTTTTAGTTATTCTAAGAATATCATCTTTATCGGTTTTCATATCTTGACTTTTGGATTTGTTAAGTTTTTCTTAATTTTCCGCTAGTTCTATGATATTTGCAAGTTATTATAGTTTCACGTGAAACATAAAACTATTTATCACCATCTATTTATTCTGTCATTAGCTACATTAATCTGCGATCGAAGTATTTTATCTGCTTGATCTTTATTATTAACTTGAGCATTACTCATCAAATATAAAGCAGTTTTATCAATAAATGTCATACGAACAGCATCAAATACTGAGTCGACAATATCCGAACGGCGCTGTGTTCCGGCTGCATTTATTTTTATCATATGCTCTATACACATCTTAGTATGAGGAGCGCCATAAGGTAATGATATTAATTTTTGACTTATATATTGCTGCATAGATATATGACGATTTATCTTGCTTCCGCTCGCAGATGTTCTATCTACCGAGATTACATTCAGTCCTTGGATAGTTTCTAATACGCTAATTAATGTCACGCCCGTGCTTTTCTTTTCTATGGCTGCGAATGCAGGTATTTTAACCGAACATGCAGAGGCATAAAATTGCATAAACTCCGCCTGTAAGTCTTTAGGCTGTACAAATATTTCTACGCAGTTGAGCCAATGCAAACCATATAAATCGGTTTCTTTTCCAAAATGTTCTATGCGATATATACCCCATAGGCTAAATACAGTGGCATCGTTATACGTTTTATCCGTCTCGGCAGTATCAGCGGTAATAAACGTCATTAAAATATTTGGCATTTTTTCTAAAACAGGGAAATGCTCGGATTTGAATAAAGATGCAGTATCTCCGGTAGGGTTTTGTTGATATTGGCACTCAAAGACAAAAGGTTGCAGCTCTCTTAAGTTTCTCAGTTCTTGAATATTCATCAATTGAGGGCAAATAGGGTTATTGGAGGAATCTATAGCTGGTAATATTACCGTATCCCATCCGCCTTGAGTGATAAGATGGCCCGGCAAATCATCCTCATGTATTCTTTGGCCTATAATGCAAATGCCCGTTCTTTCTGCGTCATTCCTTCTGCTTTGCAAAGTGTTATAATACCAATTCTTTATACCTTCTCTAACAACCTGACTTGAAGCTTCGCTTGGCTTGCCAATATCGTCTACAACTAAAATTCCCCCAAAGCGATCACAATTAAAGATACCGGCTGCCCTACCTGTTATCGTGCCGCCAGCCCCCACCGCAATTACAGAACCTCCAGCAGTTGTTATAAATGCATCTTTGGCTTGAGAATCGTCTCTAAGTTCCACGCCAAACATTTTTTTATAGTATGGAGTAGATATTATTTGCTTTATTTCAGCAGTAGCAAGACAAGCTAAATCATGAGAATAGGAAACATATAAAAAATTACAATCTGGATATCTGGCTAAACTCCACGCTATAAAATTCATCAATAAAGTTGTTTTACCCATTCTTGGGGGCACATTTATTATGGTTTTAAATGATTTTCTTTCAAATAATTTATATAAAGCTTTTGCTATAATCGCATAGTGATTTTCACGTCCTATAGGATTTCCCAAAACAAAATCCCTCCCTGTTCTAAGCTTATAAAATACACGCGTGAAAGCTAGTAAATCATCAAGCAACTCAGCCTTTACACTAGCCGCTAATAATATCTCCTCGTCACTCATCCTAACTTCACTTGCCATCTTTTACGCCAGCTCTTGATAATATAATTTTACTCTTCCAATCTCCTGGACCACTTCGAGTCCAAGGAGATACATTAACTTTACCTGTAGGAAAACCACTTCTTAACCTATCAGCGTCTTTTCTGCTGATTAACATCCTGCTAGATTTAGGTGCCGTAGGATTTGCCCACGCTTGGAAGTAGCATACTGGACAACTAATCATTAAAACCTTTTGGACGTCAATAAAACCCTTTCCTTGGCACAATAAACATTTTGACGACGCTGTACCGTCCTTGTCATTTTCTTTCATTTTTTCCCCTTCTTCTTTCTATTGGCGGCTATATCCCTTACTCTTTCTAGGATCTTATCTCTAGAATTGCCTAAGTGTAGTGGTTTAGATTCTTTTGGCTCGTCTATGATAATGACTTCCTGATCTTTTTCTTTTTCTACAATATTCCTATACAAGTCGCATAGGTAATCATTAGTTTTTATATTTTCAGATATCGAAGATTGTGCAGGGAAACAAGCGGGACACCTAATTCTCATTCCGTTTGTGGTGCTAACCATCGTTGAACCACCGCATAGTGAGCATTTACTTGTGTTCGATAGCTCTGACATTTCTTTTTTCCTCAAGAATTTTAAAAGTAAGTTCGTTAATTTTTTGTATATCCGTATCATTGTTAAGTGTTGCTACTATTGTTGATGTTGGCGCGATATGACCTTGCATTGCATTAAGTTCTTTAATTGCCGCAATGGCCATGCCTCCATATTGTCTATCCACCTTTCCTTTTTTATCAATAACTGATTCCACTAAATTAACCAGTTTATTAACCTTCCATTCAAAAGTAGACCTTAAATCGTTTTCATACATATTTTGCTTTCCTTTTAAGTATCTCTGAACATTAGGTTTTTTAAAAGATGCGTATGCACTGCATTCAACATAACCAGCGGCTTGACTGGCTAACCTAATGTTCCCTAAAATTAAATATGCATCACACAATTTTTGTTGCATAGGAGTAATGAAACGCTCTGGCATCTCTTCTTGTAATAACTTTTTGTTATCATGTCTTAATTTTTTTACTAACGTTTGTCTTTTTATGCGTATTTTTTCTAATTCTATAAGATCTTGCCCAGACATCCCTTTGCTTTTTAAATAATCCAAGGCATTAACACTAGATAAAACTATACTTGGTCTCGCTATCGTATCTTTAGCATATCCCGCTTTCTTTACTGATAATCTAGCGTCTTTAGTTATCAAATAAAGATCACAGGCTTTTTTCTGCCTATCGTCAAATGGATGTTGTTTAGAAGTACATTTGATTTTGAACATTATGCATTTACCAACCTTTGCTCATCATTTGACTTTCAAAATCAGGAGCATTTGGGTCTAGTTCTTTTTGCGGTGCAAATACCATGAATCTAAAATCAAGGTTATCATCATGGGCGGCTTGAAGTGGTGCAAAATGAGCAGCTCTTCTTAATCCTTGTGGAGGAACATCGCTAACGAAATCTAATTCTTTACCGTTCAATGCTTTCATTTTATCTACCTTTATTTGTAATGGTTATAAAAATGATACATTGGGGAGGTGAAGGTGTCAATCTTGACTAGTTTAAACAACATTAGGGTAGCGCTATATCTTCAATGCGAAGTCGGTAGAAACGTAGACCTTATTTTGAAAGAGTAATAAATATACGTGTACTTTTTTTCTGGACGTATTTAGTTATCATGGAGTGGTTGTAGAATTGGTGGGTATAGTTGAGTTTGTTACAGTAGTATTGGTAGTAAAATCACAACTCTGTTCTGCTGATGATAATGCAGCTAAAGCAAAACTAAAACAATTTAATACTAAACCACCTATACTAATAGTCATACCTATTACCCTTTGCTTGGCTGTCTGGGTTGCATCTCCAAGATTAGGGGCAGCAACATGAATTGATTGTCCCCATGCCTGCAATGCTGATCCTATGCCAACACAAATTGCACTTGCTGTACTCAGAGCTGTCTTTGGACAATTTAAATCACCACCGTTTACGCATTCAATCTCTTTCTTGCTCAATGTTTTCATTTCATTGCTCTAATTTAGAAATAGAAATTATATTATAAACCTGTTAAGCACAGTATCAAGCTATAGTTTGTGCTTATGTGTATGAAGTAGAGAATATGATTAAATTATGCGCAATTTAAGGGAGAGGCAAATAAACAACAGA